TCACCAAACCCTTGGAAGAAGCCGGGGGCTGCAGCTTGCTTCGCAATAGCGGTTCCCGCTTCTTTTGCCACGGTCCCGGCTACTTGCTGTCCAGCGGGCGCAAACGCCTGTGCAAACGACGCACCCTGCGCTACTGGCGCACTTGAAATAGCCGGTAGCCCTCCCGCTGTCTTGGCTACTGCCGTCCCCACTTCTTTACCAATAGTACCAGCCGTCGTAGCCGCTTGGCGAGCAATACTACCACCAAGACCGATATCAGCACCAACGTGGCCGAGTGATTGCCCAAGACCAGCAGCACCAGCCAGCGAAGCGCCGCCATAGGCACCGAGACCCGCCATCAGACCTTCTTTAAGGTTGCCGGTAATAGCCGTGCCACCCACCGCACCGAGCGCACCCATCCAGATCGGGGGGATACCGAAGGCCATGCCAAGTCCGCCAAGGATCGTCGGCAAGAGTTTACCCAGCCAGCCAGCTTCGGGCAGCCCGGTATCGGGGTTAATCGTAAGCGAGCCCCCATGCGCCATAGCCAGAGCCTGCAAACCACCGACCTCGTGAGGGGTCATGTGGATCAGCATCGTGTCCGCACCGCGCCCCTTGGACCGAACGTGCTCTGCCATATGGGAATAAGGCGTCATCAGTTTATCCTCTGTTCGTACGAACGCTTATAGCGCCAATTTGCCCAAAACCAAATACCGGAAGTGGCGCAACGTAAGTTGGCGCTGGGAACTTAGCTGAGACGAAATCGACTGAGACAATAGCAGATGGAGTAGATGGTATAGCGGGCGTGACGCCCGCCGAATAGCTTATGGCGCTAAAGGCGCTAAGGCTCGTCGTAGTAGCGGTCGAACCCCACATAATCTCGACATAGTCGTTAGCAGCTAGGCTGATGTTATATGGTGTAACAGCGACAAGTGCAGACTTAACACCGGCACTTTTGCGCGCGGGCATACTGAATCGGCTATTAGAACCCGCGACGTCAGTACCGTTTTTGCGGAACCAAACATCAACTATTTCCGTGCCCGTGCTATCACTAGTGAACTGCAAGCTAAATGTAATCAAATAAATACCGGCAGCGGCAAACGTGATGCGCGAGCTACTAACTACGCTAATACCGTCGGGGAAATCAGTGCTAGTATACGTTACGGCTACAGCTAGGTCGATAGCGGACAGGGTCTGATTGTCTGTACTTACAATCTGGTTGTACGGCACGTTTATGTTTTTACCGTCACCATAGAGGTTAGTGGCAAATAGATTACCGACCATGATATCTTCGGATGTCTGCCGTCCGTTACGGTGCCCGTAGGAGATTAGCGCATCGGTCCACACGCCGCTGGCGCGCTCGTAACCTATAGTAGCTGCTAGAGCTTCCAGCGTAACGGTATCTACGTCAGTAGCAGTTATCGAAGTACCGCTAAAACTCCCACCCACAAACTCGTTAGCGGTGTACTTTGACGCATGGTTAGCCGCGTTCGAGTCTAGCTGCGAGAAGTAGTTTTCGAGCACGCGGATGAGTTGCCGCCCATACTGCGGGTCCCACTGCGCTGGTGGGTTGGGTAGCGGAGAAGCTCGGAACTTATCGAGTGCCATATGTTATCTCTTGCCGTCCTGCCGCACGTCAATACGCGGACTGCCAAGCTGCCACTGGACACCAAGGTTCTCGGATTTGATCTTAAGCGCCATCTGGCGGGCCCGGATACGCATAAAGACTTGTCCGGTGTAGGCACCTACTGAGGTCTGCGTAACTTGCGCAGTATCGTCGGTGTTCGTGTTAAACGCGTTGCCGGGGAAGTTCCGGCTCCGCACTTCGAGGGTGACTTCCGGTGTTGGCGAAGTGTCGGACCCATCAAAATCGATATCGGGGATGATGCGCCGGGAGAGCATGAACTGTTCACCGTCTTCAAGGTCGAAGTCGTTCGACTGGATATAGGCTTCCATAGCCACCGCGTCGTCGTCTACCCCATCCTCGTGGTTATACAAATAACCGTCAGTATACGTGGTACTATTGCTAGTAGCAGCGGAAGGCCAGTGGCGCAGCGGGGTATCAAGCCACGCCGTGCGCTCAATAGACCCATAATACCAGACCTTATCTAGGTAGTTGTATACTACGTAAGCATTGTTCCAGTTAGAGTCCGCAGTGGGATAGAACCACCAGACTTCGTTCCACTGCTCGTTAGTGCCGCAGATAATCTGATCCGACTGGTCGAAATTGATATTCATAAACACATGGTTACGCAAGGTGCAGGGGAGCGTCTCGACCCGGCCCGTGTAGGCGTAGAACTTGTCTTGGCCCATCCAGTAGGTAACATTAGCTGCAGAAATCATGCACCGGGGGGAGGCGACCGAAATGTTGTCTGCGTATTCCTGAAGCCCGAAGACGTCAGTCGTCCCAAGGAACTGTAACGTGTAGAGGTTAGTGTCTGTCCAGACCAAGATTTCCTGCCGAGTGGCTAGGCCGCGTACGATACGAGAACCCCGCGAAACGCGTAGGAAACCAGCGCTGTTAATTGTTGTTGGCCCCCACTCGCCGGGGCTATCTTGAGATGCCCAGCGGATAAGCAGGGGATCAAAATCCGCAGTGCTCACACTACCAAAGGGCACGGCCCCGAAAGCCAGCAGGTGCTTATCCTGCTGCGAGACCATAAGCTGCATAACTTGGATGGGGACGTCGTTGGCGCTGTACCCCTGCGATGTAGCATACGCCTGAAGCGTTATTGCGTGGGTAGCCAAAGCTGTGGTGGGGTCGTCTGTTGCCCCCCGTTCCCAGTAGTAGGGCGCACCGTTGCGGATGTTCATCACAAGGTCGTTGTCGAAGTTATCGAACCACCAATCACGCTGCGGAAGATAGTAAGTAGAACCGGATGCACCTAGACCCCAAGAGTCACGCCCCCAACCGCCGATACCCCAGCCGGAACCTATTACAGCAATCGCGTTACCGGGTTCGATTTCAAAACTTACTGTAATCCCTGCGCCACCGGTAGCAGATACAGTAGATGTAGCTGCTGTGGTTGTAGTATACGTAAACGAATTAGCTGGGGTACCAGCCGTAGTAATAAGATGCGTAGTGTTAAACTCAGACACAGGGATGCCACCAATAGTACCCGTTAGCGTCTGTGTGCCCGATCCTGCACTACCTGCCACAATAGGAGTACCGCCAGCACTAACAGCAACCGTAATTGTAGTGCCAGATGTGTTGGATACTACATAATAATTAGCGCCAGTAGTAAAGTTTGTCGGTAATGCCCCAGTAGTTGCAAACTGCACCAAAGCGCCCACGGCTGGGAGGCCGACGCCCGTAATATTAGCAGACCCATTAGTAAAGCCTACTGTAAACGGTGTGGTAACAGCGCCCGAAATATCAGCATATCTACCTACAACTGCGCTAGGGTCAACGGCAAGCGTCACCGTTACAGTCTTCGACCCACTGGTAGTATAGATAGAGTTGGTGGTGTTAGCCCCAGTGTATGTCGGATTAGTAGTGCGTAGGGGGGTGATATCATTAAAGTAGCCACCCTGCTCAATATATACTTTTTGGTCGGTGCCCAACGCCAAGAAGTTGTCGCTAAAGGTAGTGATCCAACTCCACATCTGGCGGCACACACCGGTAAACGCCGTGGGGGTAGACTTTACCCAGCCGCCGATCTTTTGGGGGAAGCCCGAACGGAAGCGTATCTTATCGCACTCATACCAGCCGCCCTCACCGGTATAATCCGTCTGGTCTCGGTTGACGCCCGGTCGGAACTGAAGCTTGATAAATGGCATAAGTTAGCCCTTAGAACAGCATCGTCATATTACCCGACGCCCGCGACCCCTGTTTAAAGGAGAACGCCAGCGCGCCCCACGCGGCCACGACACCGCCGCTAGCCGATCTAGCCGTAGTCACCCCTGCCGGTGTTTTTGCTTCGTCCACTACGAGCAGCGCGCTTGAAGTAAAAGTTGGGGTAGCACTGGCACGAGAGGTTGTGCTTGCTGGGGTAGAGAAACTGTAGGTCCCGCTAGCTATGTTGCCCCCGTACATGGAGATTACGAGGTCAAAGTCTGCTGTCGTGGTCTGTGTGTTGGTTATGGCGGGAGCGCTAGCCCCAGAGGCCCGCGTAGCGGCGGTATCTGCGCTGTTAATCCCGCTGTAGCACAGCATGACTGCGGCACCGCTGGTTACTGCTATCGTGACTGAGGATTCGCTGGCCGAGGCAAACTTCCAGAACGCAGAAGTGTACGCACCGTTGGTGCTTATCGCAGTCCAGCCAGAGGGGGTAGATACCGCAGCGCTAGTTGCTACGCAGATAACCAGAAGATTACCAGCGGCATACCCAACGGGGACGGGGACGACAACGGAACTAGCATTCTGCTGAACTGCGCCTGCGGCGACAAAGGCCCAAGTCTGTGCCATAAATTATCCTGATGTAACCGCGACAACATCCCATACAGACGCCGCAGAGTTATAAATACACCCTACATACAGAGTTTCGCCAACTACAGTAGTCGCGGGCAGTGTGGTCCCTCTCTCTGTGTATGTGGCGTTCCACGTAAGGGCGCGAGCAGTGCCGTTGTCCTTGATGCGGATGATTAGTTTCTGCCCGTCGGTGGGCGATCCGCTAGGGGCCGCGATTGTAGCGCCCGAACCGAGGGCAGTTACGGTGTATTGGTTGGTCGTAGCCGACGTAGGGGTGATAGTCGTACCCGTAGTCGTGGTAGCCGAAGTGCCCTTGAGAAGCGTGAACGCGCCAGTGGTAGGCGTGGTTGCACCGACCGTACCGTTGATATTGATGCTGGCCGTGCCGGTCAGGTTAGTCACTACGCCAGAGGCCGGTGTACCAAGAGCGGGGGTTACGAGCGTGGGACTGGTTGAGAGAACTACGTTACCCGAACCCGTGCTAGTCGTTACGCCGGTACCGCCGTTAGCAACAGGCAGCGTACCCGTAACACCCGTAGTAAGGGGTAGGCCCGTACAGCTAGTGAGAGTGCCGGAAGATGGCGTGCCAAGAACGGGGGTTACTAGCGTCGGGCTGGTTGAGAGCACTGTGTTGCCCGAACCGGTGCTAGTCGTTACGCCGGTACCACCATTGGCTACCGGCAGCGTACCCGAAACGTGTGTGGTCAGGGCAATCTTGCCGTATGATGGGGCGACACCCACGCCGCCAGAGATAAGTGCGTTACCCGTCGCTACGTCAGCCAGCTTGCTAAGCGCCGTGGTCGTCGAAGCGTAAAGTATGTCGCCCACTGCATAGACGTTCTGGCCGGTACCGCCGCCAGTGGCGACGAGCGCGGTCCCCAAGGAAAGAGACGAGAGGTGAGTAACGACGTCCTTGACGTTCGTGCCGTCATTGAACACCCACATCGTCTTACCCGTCGGAACCGCAATACCAGTACCGGTGGCGTTCTTTACCGTGACCGTGCCGTCAGTGCCGTTGTTGACAATATATGCTTTTTCGATGGCTGGCACGACGAGGTTATAACCCGCAGTGGCGGTACCCGTCAGGTTAAGGCGCAGGTTGCGCGCAGTCTGCGTAGCATTGGTATCCGTAAGCGTAAGCGTCACGTTAGCGCTGGAGAAGGCAACGTCTGCCGAGCCCGTGATGGCTTCCTCAATAGCAGTACCGAGGTTAATGTTAGTAACATTGCCCCAAGTCGTCGAGTTCTCACCCGTTGCCATCAACTGGACTTTGAGGTTGCTATATGTACTAGCCATCTTCGTTCCTTACGTCGGGATTTGAACCCAAGTCACTGTGTTGCCGTCTACAACTTGCACCCAGTTTTCGGTCTGGGAATCATCAATAGACTGCCAGTTGGGGGTCTGATCGCTATTAATCTGCCCCCAAACAAGGACATTAGATATCAGACCGAGCGCTTGCACGCCAGTAAGATATACCACCCCAGCTGTGGTAACTGTAACGGTGTCAAGGGTGCCGCTGGCACTGACCCCAGTGAGAACCACATTAACGGGGAAGCTAACTGAAACTGTACCGAGGGTGCCAGAGGCGCTTACCCCCGTGAGGGTTACGCGTGCTAGGCCGGTAACTGTAGCAGTACCGAGGGTGCCTGCGGCGGAAACGCCGGTAAGGGTTACGTCGGCTGGTACTGCTACAGTTGCAGTTACGGTGCCCAGAGTACCTGCGGCGGAAACGCCGATGAGGGTTACGCGTGCTAGGCCGGTAACTGTAGCAGTACCGAGGGTGCCTGCGGCACTGACCCCCGTGAGGGTTACGCTGATTGCTCCGCTACTACTCGTAGGGATTGCGGCGAAAGGAGTATCGGCAAAAGGAGAGAAACCGAACATATACCCTCTCCTTTCCTTCCAGTGTTAGGGAGCTTTAGGGCAGTCGCTCTCGCAAATGCACACCCATGCAGAATTATGCTCTTCGACCTGCTTTACCGTATCTTGAGTGTCTTTAACAGTATCGTAGGTGATTGGTTTGGCGATACGGCAATAGCTACTTGCTATGGGAACGGTCGAAGCGGTTACGCAGGCGTTCGTCACGAACAGGATCGGGAACAGCAAGAGCGGCTTCGCCCAGTTCCACTTGCCGGTTGATCTCATCGTTCGCCTCCTTAATAGCCTGCTGACGCCCCTGCTCTTGCAATTTACCGTCCCGAAACAGGCCAAACAGCTTGTCCAGAAACCCAAACAGGGACGCCAGTAGGCGGATCATCAGGCTTTCTTTTCAGCCACAAAGACAGCAACGAGGCCCGCAGCGGCAGCTACAAATGTGGTAACTGCCGTGAAGAGTGGGGCCGAGACGCCCACCGCAAGCGCAATGCCAGCGAAGCCAGCATACGTCGAAGGTTCCTTGAGCCGGGCTACAATCACGTTCAACATAATCAATCTCCTGTTTCAGCGAGCCAGCTATCGACATCGAAGCTGGGACAAGCCTTTTTAACGCCCGGCCAATCGCGGTGCCCGCGAATGAGGATGCCGGGATAGCGCTCCTTGTACGTCCGAATGAGCGTGAGGAGCGACTTCTTTTGCGCGTGGGTGCGCGTGTCCTTGGGGTTCATGTTCTTATCGACACCGCCGATGTAGCAGATGCCGATGTTGCCCGTGTTAGCGCCGCCGACATGTGCGCCCTTCTGGTCGTCTTTAAGGGTGCGGTGCGTGGAGCCATCAAGCTCGATAACCCAGTGGTAGCTAGTCTGTCCGAACTTGGCCTTGTCCCACTGCGTGATTTGCTCGTGCGTCACGTGGCGTCCCTCTGGCGTTGCCGCGCAGTGGACGGTGAGAAACTTTACTGGGCCTAGCTGTGCCATATTACTTACCCAAACTGGTGTGTGCCGTATACTGTGGGGCATGATTATAGCACCTTCGTGGCGCGCATATACGACCCGGCTTGCGGCGTCAGCGTTCCTGCGCTCTGGGTCGAGCGTAGCTGTATCGTGGTCGCGCCGTTTGTCTCGACCATCACCCTAAACCGGAATAGATGATAAACTGCGGTGGTTAGCGAACCGCTGGCTGCGTGAGCCATTGTTGTCGCCGTCTGCACGTGGGCTTGAGCGGTCACTTGGTTGCCCGTGATCGTCGTTGTCGTGAAACCAGAGGTAGGGGTTCCAGTATAAAAACTGGAGATAACGTCGGGCGCAGAGCTAAAGGCCCACGTCCAAATTACTGTGCCTGCTGTGGTTTTCAGGAAATAGGCAACCGCGTCAATTTCATAGAGGCTGCTTGCGTCAAGCGAGATTGTAGAAGTGAAATAGTCTGTGATCGCCGCGCCCTGCGCCGACCCCGCCGCGCTATATTTTACGCCGGTCAAACCCAACGTGGTGAACGACCCGGCAGCAGGCGTTGTTGCGCCGACGGTCCCGTTGATGTTGATCGATGCCGTGCCGGTCAGGTTGGTGACGGTGCCGGACGAGGGTGTGCCAAGATCGCCGCCATTGACAACAAACGCGCCTGCGGTCCCGGTATTGACGCCCAGAGCCGTAACAACACCCGTTCCGGTAGTGACCGTGGCCGGGGCCACACCCGCGCCGCCGCCCACAACCAGAGCGTTAGCCGCAAGGGCCGCAGAGGTTGCCCAAGTGGTTGCGCCCGAGAAATACGGGATGCCGCCAGAGGTTCCCGCAACCGTGAACGCCGGGGTGGTCGTGGGGTTGGCAACGGAAACGATGCCTCCGGTAAAGCTGACGCTTGTGACCGTGCCCGACCCGCTGGCTGCGGCCCAAGTCAGCACTCCAGAGCCGTCCGTCTGAAGAAACTCGCTCGCCGCGCCGTCCGTGGTCGGAAGCGTCAACGTGTAGGTGCCCGCCGCGGCAGCGGGCTGGATCGTGACAACACCAGAAGACGAGCCATCCAGCTTGATCGAGCCGGTGACCTCAGTAATCCCGGACACCTTGAGAGTGCCGGTCGAGGGCGTCAGCGTATCTGCTGGGTGGTCGGTCTGGATCGTCACTTAGCAGTCCTCTGCATTTTCGTATCCGGCGCGGGCCTTGAGATCGGCATACAGCGCCGGGAGAACGTCACCCGAAATATCCGTTGTCGCCGCGCGGAACTGATCCGACCCGACAGGCCGCGCGTTGTCCGCTCGCGCTTGGGCAGAGGCGTAAATGTCAACGCTGTAAGTCATCCGCTCCTTGTCGCCAGAGAACCGGGCAACGCGGACATATGCGGCCGGAAACGGGACGCCGATGCTGCTGTTCTGCAGTGCAATTTGAATAGCCATTAGCCTACAACCTCTACTGTTTCGATTTTAGCCACCCAGCGGATCGTCTTGGCAGCCTGACCGGTGACGGTGATAGCCAGTGCGCCGTTAGTGGTGTCAGCGGAGACGGCAACGTCCCACGCCGAGGTGTCTTCCGCGAGGATCGTCTTAACCGGGGTTCCCACGAGTGCGGTCGAGGCGGCGTTAGCGTTGCGGTCAATGCAGCCCTCAAATGTGTAGGCTGCGCTCTCGTTGTCCGCGTCGGTGCGGCGAGCAATCACACTAACCTTGAAGAAGTAGGTGGCATCGTTGGGCAGAACGACTTGGTTCGTGGTGCTTGCTGCGCCTTGGCCGAAAGTCAAGATAAGCGGGGTTGCGTCCGTGGTCGCGCCAATAGCTACATACAAAGCCCGCTGCGCGTCACCAACCGCAGAAAAGTAACCTGCCGCAAATGCCTCTGCCCCGCTAAGTCCCCGCGTTGTGGCCCCGTTACCCCCGGCAATGGTAGCAGCCTGCCCACTTGCAACATTATTATACCCGCCGCCAATAAACGACCCATCCCCCGACGCAGTGTTGTTGTCCCCTCCGCAAACAGCCGCAGCTTCCCCAGACGCGGCATTGTTGATACCGCCACCTACAAACGAGTAGACGCCAGAAGCAGTATTTTCGTAACCGCCCCCAACAAACGCACCGTCTGCTGACGCGGTTCCATATAACGCGGCACCAATAAAAGAGTGGTATCCAGCGGCCGCGTTGCCTGCGCCCGCGCCAACAAACGCATTAACCCCTGACGCGGTGTTGCTCTCCCCGCCACACACAACATTTCCGCCCCCCGACGCGGTGTTGTTGGTCCCACCACACACAACATCCCCACCGTTAGATGCCGTGTTGTCATACCCGCCGCCCACAAATGAATAGTCGCCCGACGCTACGTTGCCGTAGACTAGATTTCCGTCATCCCCGCCGCCGCCAGCCACGACACTGTAATTACCGGATGCAGTGTTAGCCATGCCGCCGCCGACAACCGATGCGATCCCGCTTGCCACCTCTGTCGCCAAACCACGCTGACGCTGCCAGTCCACCGCGTATATGCCGCGCTTGTCGCCGCCTGTAGTGGTGTTATCGGCGACTTGCGCCGCCAGTGCGCCCGTTCCCTTGGGCGTGAGCGCCGCATCAACATTTGTAGCGGCATTGCTAGGCGTAAAATATGTAACCGGGACCGTCGCGTTAGGTGCGGCGGTGTTTACACCTTCAACCCAATTATAAAGCACTTTCTCGCCCGCATACGCGGGAAACGTGACAAACACATTCGAAGTGCCCGCCAGCGTGATCGCCGCATTGGCGTTGCTTGACGATAGGATCGTATCCCGCGAGAGCGTTGTGCCCGAAGCCGTGTAGGTGCCGATCCCGACTTCCCACGCCGTGCCGCTGGTAATCGCGTAATAGGTCGTGTTTCCGTCGCCAATCACCGCAAACGACTGATAGCCACTCACAGCCCCAGCAAGCGTTACCGTGCCGGTGCCAGTGGTGGTGGTCGTTTCCTGTACGCGGTCAGCGAGGGCTAGCGCCATTATGCAATCCTGATAATAGCCGAGGTATTGTTATTCGTCGGGAAGATGATGGTGAAGTCACCTGCCGTCGAAGTCTTGTCCGAGCCGAAATCAAGCACAGCCACAGCAGCGTTCGTCAGCGTAGTATTGGCCGTACCGTTAGCCGAAGGCGTGGTGTTATAGATCAGCGCACCGCGCGCAGTTACCGTCGCGTTGGTAAACGTCAGGTTGCTGAAGGTCGTAAAGCCCGTACCAGCCGAGGCCGAAGTGTTCGTAGCCGTCACACCGCCGTTGGTGAGCGCAGCGCCCCCAGCCGTGTAGTTAGTGCCGGTAGCTTCGTTGGTAGCGCTATACGCCGTTGTGTTAGCGTCAATAGTAGCCGACGAGGTGTACATCGCCAGCTTGAACGTATCGCCACCAGTATTACGGAAATCGTGCACAGCAAGGAGGATTTCCGCCTTGAAGCTAGTGCACATTGCTTGGGTTATAGCCACGAAAGTTCTCCTTAGGAATCAATCAGTTTCACAAGCTCAGGAAACCCCGCTTGAGTAAACTTACTCGCTAGGGTTACATTACGTGAGCGCATGGCTTCGCGCATGAAATAGATAAGTACCTCGCGTAGGTTATCGCGGAATGCGTGGGCTTGATCTGCGATTACCGGAGGTGCGTTATCTCCCACGTTAATGATCTGGTTGAGCGCGCGTTCGGCAAGCTCTTCCGCAGAGAAGCCGCGACCACTAGTGGTCATAACCTGCACGGTGCCGAGGGCGGTTTCGAGTTCAGCAAACATCATATCACCTTACTGGGTAGCGCACTTGCGGGGTACGATACATATCCTGCCGGTTCTTGCCCTCACCAAGCTGCTTGAGCATGGCCATCGCTTCATCATAACGCTTCTGGTACTGGGCGATAACGTCCTGCTCACCTTTCATGAAAGTATAGGCTTCTAGCAGAGAACCATACAGTAGGACAGAGTCGAAATTATCACCGAGCCAAGAAGTGCTCGCAGTAACGATTGATTGAGGGTAATAGAAATAATGCAGTTCCATAGTGTAGGTTGCGTCGGGGGTGGGGCCTAGAATGTAGGAGTTCTGGTCAAAGAACGAGTAGTACTGCGGAAGCCCCGTGTCCGTGGGTGATGGGAACGACTCACGAATAAAGTTAACGTCCTTATTGAGGAGGTATGTATAAGCCCCAGTACCATCTATGACAGCCAAAGAAAAGTTAGCCAGCCAGTCAGTAGGCACCGAGAGATACTTGTTACCACTGGTGCAGGTGCCCGTCACATTCTTACGCAGGTCCAGCATTTGGATAGAGTTAAAGACGCGCTGCTCAGCTTCTTGGATGAAGACATCGATCTGTTCGGTAGACGTCAGCCCGCCAGACCCCGCCGTGTTCGGGAAGTCGTTCTCGGTATAAGCCTTAATGGCAGAGACAAGATCAGTGTAGTTCACTTATCATCCCATCTTTGTGCTGCTGCTGTTCCCGCGAGTGGTATTCTTGGTCCCGCGCGTACGCAGTGTCTGAGTGTTGGCGATCTTGTTAGGGTAGCCGTTGTTGCCGAGGTTAATGTCCGTACCACCACTCATGGTGTGCGGCTTGGCGTAGACTTCGGCAGAGCCAACTTCGTTGCCCATTACCTTCTTGCTGAACTTAGCCATTCTTCACCACCTTCACTTCGTTCGTGGGTACCTTACGCACCGAACTCTTCTGGTTGGCGATCTTAGCGAGGTTGCGGCCCAGCTTCTTCATCTGCTCGTTAGTCTTACCACCTTTAGCCATGACTTACTCCTATGTTTGCACGGTTACCGTACCGACCTGTCCCTCACCTAATAGCGTATTTGGGAGGTCAGGCAAAGCCAAAGCGTTATTGAGGCCGACCGGTGCCCAGCCCCACTGAATAATACGGCTACCGTCAGAAGGGGTACCGAAAGCTAGTGAGTTGATAGAGGGTACTTCGCCGTGGGTTTTCACCTTGAGCCCGGTCATACCCGCTTGCCAGTAACTGACGTCGGGACGTGGGTTGCGCAGTGCCTGAGGATCATCGACCGGATACATACCGATCTGCAGCTGTGGTTGGTCTTTCTCCCAGCATGACGGGCATACGAGGATGTTCGTGAGCTTGGTCTTGATGGTAAGCCGTTTAAGCTGTTTCAGCTTGTAGCGAAAACCGCACCTATCGCACTCAGCGATAGCCTTCTTACCAGAGGCAAAGGGGTTAGGCATTAGATGAACATCTGACGCGGGGCGATCCGCAGCGGGGCCTTCTCGCGGTCTTCGTCGGCAGCCTGCTGCCAAGCCTCATCGTACATAGCCTTAAGCATCGAGGTGCGTTCCATCGCGCCGGGGACCTTAAGCGACAGGTAGTACGCCAGCCCAGCAACCATGCACGGTAGAAAACGGAACGGGATGTCCTGCGTATTGACGCCGTTACCCGCGTCCTGAATACGGCGCAGCCGGTAGTAGAAGAAGGTATAGTAGTTGCTCTGTTCCGGGGCGGGCCACACATTAATCTGCGGAGGCGCAGCGCCAGTAACCGGATAGGTCGCACCTGATTGGCGGTTGATCCACACCTGAATAGGCCGACCCTGAGCGTTCTTGTTCGGGATCGTGATGTAGGTATCCGCGCTGATGCGGTTGATGTTGATGTCCAGCTGGTTCGAAGTTGTACCAGCGTTCGTACGGATAACGTGTTCGAGCAGGTCAATTGTATCTACAGGCAGGTCGTAGGTGATCTGCCCCTGCACCATAGGGATCGAGCCAGACTCAATAGTCCAGAGATTGATACCCCGGTTAGCCCACTCAATGGTGAGTAGGTTGAGGCTACGCCGTGCAGTCTTGAGATCATAGCCTGTACGAAGCTCAGCCCCGCAACGCTCAAATGCCTCTTCTACAAGGTTATTGAGATCGAGATTGAACGAGGTGGTGCCGCTTGTGGTCATCTGAATCTCGCTGTCTTCGTGGCGACGGTTTTGGGCTGCTTAACGAACTGCTTGCCCTGCTTCGTCCCCTCCCGCTTAGCCTTAGTAGTAGCAGCATACTCGCTAGATGTCAGGGCCTGCCGCGCTTTCTTTGGCAAATAGCGCTCACCAGTGGCTTTCGCTCCCTGCGTAGAGGGCTTGCCAGACTTCGTGCCCCAGTCTTCTTTACCCCACTTAGATAAGGATTTCTGCGCTTCTGTCTTCGGTCCGCTGTATCCGCCACCAGACTTCTTGTACCGCTGGGTGGCAAGCTGAGCTTTACGAGCGGACCATTGACCCGGATTACCGCCTTTGCCACCAGCTTTTACACTAGCGACAATGCTCTTCCACTTGGGTTCGTCCGACCGAGCCACTCACCTTCCACCGAGCTTCATCTGCTGCATATAGCGCATCGCCGCCATACGGGGGTCTTCGGGGCGGGTTTGCTGGGTCGCGGGGGCCATAGGCATACCCCTATTAGCTATAGCCGCTTGGGCCTGTGGGGGCAGACCCTGAAGAACGCTTGCGGGAGGGCCTTGCGGGGGCATACCTTCGCCCATTTGCTGCTGGCGCGCGAAATCCTGAAACTGCTGTTGCATACCCGACTGCGTCGGCGGAGGGGGCATACCTCCGCCCAGCGGAGCGCCCTGAAGGTTACCCATCGGCTGCTGACCAAACATCGGATTTGGCTGCGGAGGAGCACCGTTCTGGAACTGCTGATACGCATTCTGGAGCGCCATGACCCCCTGCGGGTTCTGAGGACCAAAAGTGCCGGGGGTATACTGCTGCCCCTGCTGCCCCATCGGCTGTGAGGTACCTGCGCCCATCTTACTTGCCCTTCTTCTTGCCCATGTGGGCCCCAGTCTTACCACCCTTAGCGTACATAGTAACATCGTTGGGATTATCCGTGCGGATAACCCTCTTACCCTTAGGCATCTTCGATGCCTTCATGTCACCCATGCCACGCGAGGGGCGCATTAGCACTTACCCCCGCGCTTCATGCCCGGACGACCCGTCGTTGGCATCGTACGACCCGACATAGCGGCAGCACGAGCGAGGCCCGTCTGTTCCGGCTTACCAGCCACACCCCCAACTGCGAGCATCTTACCCTTGGTCTTACCCTTGGTTTCGATGCCGCCGCCCTTAGCGAACTTCATCGCCCGGCCCATCGTATCAGCCGACTTCTTCACGAGCGCGCGGCCCGCCTTATCTGCCTTCTTCATAACTTTGCCTCCCTTTTTCAGGCCCAAACTGCCCATTTCCTCGGACGTCGGCATAACCTTAGCAACGCCGCCAGAAGCGTATCCCTTCTTACCCATAGGGCCAAGCGGCTTACGCGGCTCTGGCTTCAGCTTGGGGGGCATCTTTTCGTACGGGTCATTGTAGCCACCCGGAGGGATTTTCAGGCCGTTCGTGCCGTCCTCAGGCGGCTTGGGCTTGGGCTTAGGGGCGGTAGTACCGCCGCTACCAAACTTCTTTGCCTTCTTATCAGCCATCTCGAAATCCTTACCTACTGACCGCTTAACGCCAACTTTCTTGGCAAAAGCGGGGTTGTTGGCAATTGCCCGCATGAACTTGGACTGCTTGGCGCTAGTTGAGGGCATTATACCATCTTTCCTTTAGTCTTACCACGCTCGCAGCACCCATCAGCACGAGCAGAAACAGAGCCGCCAGACTTGAGCTTAGTCATCGGCTTACCCTTGTGCATATTGGCTTCATGCTTGTGGACAGCCGCCGAGATCATGGCTTTGTCCTGCTTGAGGTCTTCCTTATGCATAATCAAACCTTCCTGTACATCTCGTCGAGCTTGGTTTCCAATCGCTCGAATGACTTATCGAACCGCTCGCCCAGCTTATCGACGATACCGGTCATCTCGATGCGGGTAACATGCTCTCGCGCAATCTCTTCCCGTGTGCGGTTAAGTAGCTCGCTCAAACGATCAAGAGAATCCATCTTGCCCTTCATCATGAAACCCAGCAGCGCTACGAGTGACGTGAGAACAATGTTCCAAACCATCATTTCCATGTCAGCAGTCCCACGCGCGCAATGATTTGTTGATACGCGAGTTCGGGTCCTTGGCCGTCTTCGCGCTAGTGAGTTTCTTCTTCACACCCGACATTCTGGCACAGAATGACTTCTTGCGAGAACCGCCTTCCGGCTGCGGAGCTTTCAGCCCCGGCTTGCCCGGATTGGCCTTGTTATAAGAAGCACGCCCCTTGGCGTTCAAACCGCCCTTGGGGTTCTTGCCTTCCTTACGTGTCCAAGCCGGGGTCTTAGCCATCAGACGAACTTCCCCTTGGTCTTACCCTTGGTAGCGCAGCCATCAGCGCGCTTGGAGGCAGAGGAGACTGAGCCGCCCTTAGCCATCTTCTTGGCCTTGACCTTGCCGCCTTCCTTGAAAGGCGTAGAGAACGAACCACCATAACCAGTTGGGGTACGCGCACCGACGAGACTACCCAAAGCCGACTGTGGCTGTGTAACAACCGCAGGAGCAAACCGGGCACCAATAGCGGCCATCGCTCCGGGTGGGATGAGGGGTGTCAAACGCTGTCCAAGAGCGCTTCCGCTTCTGACTGGCGAGCTACCAGATGTAGAGGAGGGACCCGCCCTTCGTAGGCTGGCTTGCGCAGCGGGGTTAAGGCTGTAACCGCCAAGGCTACCTAGATTAGCAGGCCCTGTGGGTCGGTTACCCGCGACAACGATCTCGCCGCCACCGTCATACCGTTTCGTCTTCTTAACCATTACGCTACCTCCTTCTGTGAGGGCACAATCATCGGATAGAGGACGTCCCTACCAAACTCACCTTCGTATTCCTGCACGCCCATGTGGCCGAGCTTGATCGTGGGATCGACCCAGACTTCAAACCCAGCTTCGCGAGCACGGTCGCAGAAGAGGTAGTCCTCTCCGATGTAGCCTTCTTCGGTCAGCATAAAGTCGAAGATGCAAGGCACCGTGCGCCCAGAGCGCTCGTCATAGTACCGCCATTCGGGGTGTATAGCGTCCAGCTTTTCGAAGACGTCGCGGCGCACCATCATAAAGGCAGTTGCTACCCGCTTGGCACGGACGAGCCCCATACGGTTCATCGTAAGCTCGTTGTTGTCGTCGTAATCGAGCGTGCCGATATAAGTCTTGGTCGTGCTGCGCGTACGCGGTACCCCGGCAACAATCCCCTTACTCGGGTCTGAGGTCCACGCCATGAGGCGGAAAAGGTCGGCTGCTTCGAAGTTAATGTCCGAATCAATGAACATCAGGTCCGTGCAGTCGGAATCAAGCATGTCTTGCGCCAGCAGGTTGCGAGCACGGGATACCACAGAGCAGCCGCAAATACTGCCAATCTGAATTGATACCCCGTGCTGCTGAGCCTGCTGCGCGAATTGGGCCAGCGAAATAGCCAGCTTCAAGGAAACCTTAAAGTCGTAGGCGGGCAGCGCGATAAAGAGACTGCGCCCGGCTAGATCAAAACCCTTTTCGTTCTGCATATGTCACCCATAGAAGATGGTAATGGAGGCGGTGTTAGTAACCGTACCATATAACCCGTTTTGGGCAAGGATGCCTTCTCCGGGGAGAAGCATGTAGACGCTGCCGACGTTAGCCGCCGTAGGCGTGTTCATCGTAAGCAGGGTGCTACCGCCGTTACCATCGGCAACTACAACCGAACCGGCTGAAGCACCGCATACGGCATAAACACCACGTATGCGCGTACGCCCGACGGTATTGGTGCCTTGATCCTGAAATACACCCGTGGCGGTAATAGGTATCGTCGCTTTAACGTCAGTTTGCATAGCCATAGGAAGGCCCTCCTATTTGCTGGCTATTACGAAGCGGCAAGGATACCAAGGTTCTTCAGGGCCAGCACGATGTCGCCAACGGTGTAAGCCTTTGTACCAGAATTACCCGTGAAGGTGCTGTCGTCCTTTGACGCAGTACCCGAGCCAGCGGTGAAGCCGGTGACCGTACCGGTGGTAGCCTGCTGCACGACGGGGGTGGCGTTGAAGAAACCGAGCTTCTGCGTGGTTGCCGTACCGATCTTGGTACCCGTGGTGGCATTCACCACGATGTTCTTGGCGTCCGCAAAAGTGAGACCCGCCACAACAGTGACAACACCAGTCGAGTTGGCAAAGGTCAGGGCCGAAGAAGCGTCGGCAGCCTGAATGGCAGAGGTAGCAAGCGGGTCAGCAAGTGTAAGCGAACCGACAAAGCCGCCCGTCGAAACAACCGGACCCGAAAAAGTAGTCGTACCCATAAATATCTCCGTGTAGTAGCACTAACTCACACCGTCTCTACTACGTCTGCTAGGTCAGTCGGTGTGAGCAAAAACCCTAGTGGAGTCTGTGTATCACTCCGCATACCGGAATGCCAGTCCTTTGTGCGGACCTTTGGTAAGAGTCTTACCGGACTTAAGCGCGCGGTTAACTGTGGACGGTTTAAGGTTTAGCGTCTCCCGTAGCGCTACAATACTAGGGAACAGTACAACTGCGCCCGCGGGGTTTACAACCTCCACAGCCCTACTGACTTTCTCCTTGAACACATCAGAGCGGGGTTTACCATAGTTGGGGTTACCCGCACCTGATAGCGTGGCGCTTATCTTAGCGCGAGTTTCGGCGGATTTTGGTTTGCCGATAAGGAACTGCCTAATCCGCTCGCGAGACTCCGGGGTGTGCTCCCTTCCTTGGCTATGTACTCCAATCTGCTCCTTGGCTCCTATAGTATGTTTATACCCCCACGTAGGGCTCAGTTCCCCCGACATACCGAGCGCAGGTGCTGTAGCATCCCTGCCAATATTGTAGCAGTATTCCTGACCTACGTGATGTTTTAGCCATCGGTTCTCCACATCGAGAAGCGTTGCACGGTCCTCTACCGTCTCGACAACCACAAACACAAAAGCCTGCTCGCCATACTTATACCATGCCGCCTGTAGGTGACGGTTATTGTGCTTGCCGTTGCGCAACTCAGAGAAGTGACGCGCTTTCCGTTTACGGAAACTAACCGCGCTACCTATATAAAACTTATTGTTCACCACATTGATGATCTTGTAGATACCTTGATCCATAATACCCTCAGAGACTTAGTTACAGGGAACGTGTGTACCGCCCGTTGTGGGTACACGAACTAAACTAGTAACACAAGGGATAAAAAAACCCCCGGATTTCTCCGGGGGTTTCCAAAAACTTGAGGTTTTTTAAGGGTTTATTAGGTCGAACCCGAAGTACCCCACATTCCAAGCGGATCCGACCATCCGAACGAGTAACGCTCACGGGCCTTGTACCGGACGTTTCCGGTATCGAAGTCTCCATCCATTCCGGTGCTCATCGGAGTACGGACAAAGTGCTTCATACCATTCGGCACGTCGGTGGTCAGGAACCAGCCGTTCGTGTCGGTCAGGAAGTGGTTAACGGTGTAACCTTCCGGGATCGAACCGTTGTTCTTGATGGCGTTGATATCGTTATCTGCCGTGCCGACGCGGAGTTCGGTTTCGAGCAGGCGAGTAGCAACAAACATCAGGTTCGGCGGAACAATCAGCTTACGTGGCTTCGCAGCGATCAGCAGACCACGCTCGTCGGTCCAAGCAGCAATCTGAATGACTGCGGCTTCAAGCGACGTTTCGTTAAGGTCAACCTGCGTAGAAGGCGTGTTGGAGTTAACACCACCAGACACAATAGGATGCGAAGCCGAGAACAGTGCTACGCCATCGCCACCGGGGTAGGATGCACTAAAGCCGTTGTTCAGGACCGCAGCAGCCTTGGTCTGCTTGGTGTACGACATCGCACGGGCAAGGGCCTTAGTATAACGAGCCGAGAGGCTGTCATACAGGTTGTCCTCAATCGCTTCTTCAGTCAGCGAGAACCCGAGGGCAATCGTTTCGTGGGTGTAGCGAGCAGTGAAGACTTCCTGACCGTTGTCGTATGCGATGGCCGAACCTTCGTTCTTAACCGGAGCAGCCGAGAAGCCCGACAGCTTGGCTTCTTCTTCGAACGAACGCTCGGAAGTTTCGGTGTCAAAGATTTCCTTATGCTCTTCGCCGTAGCGAGCATACTCCAGACCGAACAGAGCGTTCAGGCCGGGGAGGAGTTCCTTGAGAAGTTGTGCGCGTGAAATAGCCATTTAACCAGTCCTCCTTACACGCCAGTGGGGTTGAGATACTGGTGCATGCCCTGATTCCACTTGACCACGACTTCCGTATAGGAGCCCGCAGACGACTGAGTTTCGGGAATGACATCAATGATACGGATCGGCCACGTCGAGGTAGTACCCGTGGTGCTGCTAACAGCAACCTTAGAGTCACCCGTAATGGTCGAACCCGCAGTCTGAACCAGCACAGCGTTTTCACCGACGTTCGCACGGGTGACGTAGCTAATGTTAATACCAGTCGAAACCACGGCGACCTTGAACAGCGCATCCGGGTCGTCCTGCACATAGGCAACAACGTCGGTGATGTTCGTGGTACCGGGGTAGTACTGACGGAACGTCTTACCAAAGGTCGGATCGGTGTACGAGCAACCAAGGAAAACGCCGACAGGGGTGGCCGAGCTCGTGCCAGTGTCCTTCGAAATGGTCCCGTCGTTACCAAGCTTAACAACGTCACCAAAATAGATGGCCGTCGAAGAGTTGGTAACAATCGGAATCTGACGAGTGGCACTAGCAAAAACCTGCCCGCCGATCAGATTGATCGGAATGAGGCCATACGGCCCCGAAACGGAAGGATATGCCATGTTTCTAAGCTCCTAGCTTATCTGCCTGAACCAAACGATGTCTTGGTACGCTTCTCCGAGAAGAGCGGCATACGGGCATCGTTCTCTCGCATGAAGCTGTTATCCACAGATTCAGTCTGAGCTTGGGTAAGCCTGTCGAAATGGGCTCGACGCTGTTCCATAAGCTCGTCCGGAACCTTGCATAGCAACAGTCCTGCGACTTCGATGTTGTCCTTAAAGCGGCTATCCGGGTCCACCATGAACTTGAACTGAGGCTGCTCGTTAATGCTCACTGGTTCCCAACCTTCGCGGAAAGCCGATGAGATGTTTCGAGCGTCGTTCTGGCCCAGCGTAGAGACACGAACCCAACGGTACGTATATCCTGCCTGCTTATCCGGTTCCGGCAGCGTTGATGCTTGCTGCCAAACCTTCGGGCGTTCTGCCTGTTCACGGCTCTTGCGAGGAGCACGGTTAACACTGAGTTCGTTTTCAATATCGCTGATGCGGTCTGTCTGAGTCATGTTCTTACCCTTCCAACTTCTTAAATTCCCGAGCATACTGTTCAGGAGTTAGACCCAATTTCTTGGCAAGCGCCAATTGAGATTGTTTTAGCACGACTTTTTTGGATGAAGTGCTGCGGGAAGCGGGGGCAACAACGTTCGCAGACTTTTGCCTCGGAGATGTTGGTTCCGGACTCTGCCTTTCAGGTTCCCCGAAATACTCGGGGAAGCGACGACCCATTGTTTTGTCAATGACCGCCCAGTATTCGTCGGTGCCCACAAACTGCGGACCACGTTCACGCTCCAGTTTCTGGTGAAGCCCCAGAGCCGAAGCAGTCATTTCCGGGTCCGACCCCCACCACTGATTGCGCTCTTGCCACGCAAGGGTTTTCTGGTCTGGACGCGGTACATCATACTGCGGCTGAGAGATTTGTACCTCAGAAGTATCCGCTTGCATAGTGGGTACGTAGTTCTTTAGTTGAGAGAGCCTGTAGTTGGCCTCTTGCAGCTGCTCTTGGGCCACAACTAGCTTCTCAGAGTCGCCTGCTTCGTAGGCTTCCTTGTAGTCGCGCTGGGCCTGCATACGCTCGTATTCGGCAGACTGCTGATAGGACTGAACAAGAGACTGCTCACCCTGACTAAGTGTCTGGCGGAAGCGCTTATTCTCTTCCATGAGGCGCTGAGCAACGGCCACAGCCTCATTCTGCTCGCGCAGCAGCCGCTCTTTCTCGCGGCGCTCGTCGTGCCAGACCTTCTTCATCTGCTTAAGGCGCGTCTTGACCTTATCAGAGTACTCTTCAAGCTCGTCGGCTTCGAGTTCGTCAACGATTTCCTTCGGCATTGGCTCCCGGCCTCGGTCGGCCTCAGGAGTATCGTCCTCGATCTCAATCTCAGGTTTTGCGGAAGTATCCGCAGTTTCATCTTCAACTTCCCACTGGAAGTCGTCATCATCGTTGGGCTTAGTAGCCATGTTACTTCTCCTTTGTACGGTTGCCCGTTTTACCCGCGCGAGACGCCACGGGGGTCTTCGATGACTGCTTCTACAGAATCATCATTGATAAGACGGAACTCACGCCCGTGAATCTTCACTCGGCTACCCGCGTGTGGGCGGGTGAGGATGAAGTCACCTTCCTTGCACCACGCACCGGATGGGAAGCGCGAAGGGTCCTTGAACGCATCGGGGCCGACCTTCAGTACAAATAGTACCGGCGTGGTAAGCTCTTCGTAGCGTTTGGTCTCGTCGGCCTTGTACAAGCCACCAGAAGTCTTCTCGTCTACTTCAGGAATCGCGCATAGGATGCGGTAACCCGAAGGGTTAGGAAGCTGCGTAGCCTTACGTTCGTCCGTATCGGGAAGAACCGTGGCGTTATCGAGGTCGTTTACGTCAGTAGCAATAAGAAATTCTGGGGTCTTGGGCAGAGTTTTGTCCTCTACGTCAGTCATCGTCTTGTTCCATTCGCTGCGCGGTTTCCATGAGGATATTATTCGCCACCAGCAAACCGCGATAAATGCCGCAGGCGTACTTATAGTCACCGAAGTCTTTGGCATGACCCATGGCCGTGTCGTTCTCGATAACTTTAAGTTCTTCTTGTATCTTGTTTGAAAGATACTTGATTAGATCAGAACTCATTACTGTTCCTCAGTTTGCGCTTGTTGAGCGGGTACATCCTTTTGGGCTGTGTTGTCCAAAGTAGTTCTGGCGATCTCGATACCCATCTTGAGCCCGGCTTCTTGTTGCTGAGCGGAGAGTTTGGCTTCGCTTGTCGCCATCTGTGCGCCGACCTGCATGCCCGCGATCTGGACCTGACTGTCGATACGCTTGTCTTCGGTTTCGCTCTTGTCTGCTTGGACGATGCCGTCCAGCATGAGCTTCTTCTCTTTAAGCTGAAGCTCGCCCTTCTTGATTTCGAGCTCACCCTGCTTGATCTGCAGTTCCTGCAGCTGCATCTGGACGATGGGGTCCTGAGCCATCTGCTGGTTCTGCTGCTGCTGGGCCTCATCCTGCTTCTTCTGGAGCAACTGCTGGGCTGCGGCAGCGGCGAGGCGCGAAATCTGTACCTCCAAATCAGCCGACATCTCTTGGCCGGGGGCCGGGTACGGGACGCCTACGGTATCTTCGATCTGCTTGCGGTAAGCGAAGGCAATATGCTCGTTAAGGTGCGCCATCATGGCAGCCTGCATCGCCTGCGCGTTCGGGTTCTGGCCCATAAGCTGCTGAATCTGCGGGTCTTGCATCGCTGCCATATGCACTGCGATATGCGCTTCGTGGTCTTGTCCGATAAACGCCTTGACCGGCTTGCCGTTGATGATGTCCATGTTCTCAGACACCGGGTCACGCGGTTTCATGTCGTCGCCGTCTTTGAGCGGGACGAGCTTGTTGGCGTTATTAATACCCAGCACTTCGAGCATCTGCCGGTGCAGATACGGCATGTCATAAATCTGCGGAGCCGTCTGGGCCAGCTGGAGGACCGCCTGATACTGGACGATCTTCTGGGCCATTGTGGACGCGTTGGGGTCCGAAACGGGGATAACAGCAACCTGATCGTAGTCGGCTTTCTTGGCCTTGCGGCTGCCCTCTACGGGGTCGTAGGAGTAGGTGTCGGGTGTGTAGTCCCGGATAATGACCTTGAGGAGCCTGAACTCCTGCTTCTGGGCATAGTGAATGCGGGCCTGAATGGCCGAAGTAGTCTTAAGTGTGCGCTCCAGAATAGCCAGCGTAGTGCCTACCGGGGCCTGTCCCGACATATCACTGACCTGCAGGTCCGCTGCAGAGGCAAACCGCCTACCTTCTTCTACGATGGTATTCAGAAGCGAATACAGGACTTGGCTCGGCTCCTTATAGGGGAGCGGCATGATATTGTCGCGCATTGTACCCGAGGCTACGTCTACGTCTCGCCACTCAGCGGGGGCAATCGGCGTATCGTCGCCCTTAACCCTCAGTCCCTTAGTTTTGAAGCCACCCGGTAGATTGGATAGAGTACCAGCATCAACAAGCTGGCGAATAAGGCTGGTACCAGACTTAGCAAAAGCACCAACAAGATGGATAAGTCCAAAAGCATAAAAGCCGAAACCCGGAATATACGAGTAATGAACGAAGTGATTGCGCTTGCGTTTAAGCTTGTCATCGGGGTTCCAATTACGCCGAATAGCTAGAACAGTCTGCGTTTGCTTCTCGATAGTGATGACATATGGAAGAGCGACGTCATCTTTGTCCGCATACTTATCGTCTTCGATCTCAAGATCGACGTGCATCTCAAGAACTTTGTACCGGTCGTCGGTAGACGCGCGGAAACCCATGCGCTCGGCAATAGCCTTCTCAACCTCGTCGAGAGTGTCGCTGGGTTCTGGCAGTTCAACGTCGCGGTAGAAGCCTGCGGCCTGCAGGCGGTCAAGCTCGTTCTCGGTTTTACGCATTACGTGCGTCACACGTTCTGCAGTTTCCAAGTTAGACGCACCGTAAGGGACAACTACGTCGTCCGCAGGCACATACATCGAGACCTGACGACCGAGTGATGGATCGTAGTACACCTTCTTGAACGCATTACCTGCAAGGCCCAACCCCCACAGCATACGTTCGTGTTCAGGACGGTACTCGACCATCACATCGGTCAACTGGTAGTTCATATCCGCTTCGACGCGGGTCGCAGCTTCTTTCTTCGCGGGCGTTTCAGCGCCGATAATCTCTGTACGCACCGGACCAGCGGCAGGGAACGTCGCCATCATGGTCTCAGCCTGAAACTTTACTACCGCTTCGCTGAGGAGGGGGTGGTATACACCGCATGCACCGGGCCACGGCTCCGTTCGGTCCTCAACTTTCATGCCGAGAAGCTCAAGGCCGTCTACATAAGTCTGAATCCAGTCCTTACGGGCCGAAATGTCCTCGTCGAACTCGCCAAGTAGGTCTCCAGCGAGCTCTGTAAGCACGCCTTCGTCCATATCTTCGGCCAGATTTGCAGAAAACTCGTCGTCTTCTTCCTCCGCATCTGGATCAATCTCGATTTCCATGTCGCCCGCGCGAAGCGTTACTTCTTCGGGGTCCTCAATCTCAATTTCGAGGTCAGGACCGCCCATATCAGGCATTGCGCCCATAGAAAGACCCAGCGGAGCTTGGTTAAGAGCTTTGTCAATAGCCATCAATAATATCCCTGCTGCTTACGGCGCTTGAAATACTGTATTTCGTCTGGTTCGTCGAGGTTGGTCGTAATATAGCCGCCCCTACGGAACCGCGCCAAGGCCATTGAGACTGTATCGACGTAGTCGTCGTGCTCTGAACCGGGAAAAGACGCCACTTCTTCAATCACTTCTTCGGCCCAGCGAGTGGCAGGTGCCCATACCCGACCAGACGCAAATAGGTCTGAGACCGCGTTCAAACGCGAAATCTTGTCGTTGCCCCGTGTAGGTGTAAACTCCTGTACCGGGATACCCATCGCACGCATCTCGTAGATCAAAGGCGCACCCGAAGCCTTCTTCTCGATAATCACGCTGTCGGGCTCCCACTCTCGGTACTCCTCGATGGCGCACTTCTTAAGTTCTGGGAACTCCATACGATCTCGGAAGGCATTTAGCAGGATAATATTAGCTTGGTCTACCCCGGACGCGTCGGGCTGATAGAATACACCCCACGTAGTACATGCCGAATAGTCAGCACGCTGGGTCTTTTCGAACGCCGTATCCCACGACATAAGAACAAAGTCACAGGTTGGGGGGTTATCGTCCGGCCATTCTTGCCACCATTCCCGCTTGACAATAGCTGCAGTGTCGGATGTCGGGGCCTGTTGGTACTGTGCCTGCCACTTACTGTTAGGTAGCTCGTCCCGCAGGACGCTAAGCTCCTCCATCGGCCAGAACTCAGGCCACAGCGGGTTACCGCTGGGGAGAATGGCGGGAAACTCGATGACTTCCCACTCGTCGCCGCCGCGCTGGGCGGCAGCTTTTAGCACTTGCGCTGTGAGGTCTCGCTTCGACCACCGCGTCATAACCACGACTATAGAGCCACCGGGCTGCAGACGCTGACGAGGGCCTGAAGTATACCACTCGTAGGTCTTGTCGTAGATGTCGGGGTTTACTTCTGCGAGGGCCGCTTCCTGCTCGGAGTGAGGGTCATCAATGATAAGGACATCAGCGCCCTTACCGGTAACCGCACCTCCCACACCGATGGCGAAGTAATCACCCCCTTTCGATGTATTCCACCGCCCAGCCGCCTTAGAGTCAGCCTGCAGGTGAAGATCAGGGAATACCTTATGGTAGGTATCGGTGTCAACGAGGTTACGGACTTTACGCCCGAAACCTACGGCCAACTCAGCAGTGTGCGAACACTGGATGACCTTCTTGTGGGGGAACTTGCCTAGGAACCAAGCAGGAAACAGATAACTAGCAAACTCAGATTTAGTATGACGAGGAGGCATGTTAATAATGAGCCTCTTACACTCCCCTCGTGCAACTCGTTCAAACGCTTCAGCCATACGTGCATGATGACGACCACTAATAAATGAAGGCCACATACGGTTAACGAACGCGAGGAACCGCTCCTCAGCAAGCTTCTTGCCTTTAAGTTCTTCAAGCTTCTCCAGTTCTGCCAGCAGCTGTTCCTGCTCGGATAGGCTTAGGGCTGGCAAGATCGCCGGTATATCCTTTAGACTGATATCATCAAGGAAGGACTTGGCTTTATGTGTGAGGGTCATCTTCGCCCTCTTCGTCCCCGCTACTTACCTCGTCGAACTCAGCATCCGTTATGCTGGCTATGCCAAACTCATCATCAAGGTCGCGCCCGAGGGGCGTAATGTCGATAATGTCTGCGTTAAGCAGCCGCTTGACCCGCTCTTTAATGGCGTTCTCCAAGGCTTCTGGGTCTTTGTAGTTGATCGTAATCTCGCTACGCTCGGTGAATAGCCCGATGTCTGAGTGCTTACCCAGCATCTCCAACGCCTTAAGCTCGAACTTAATGTCGCCGCAGTCGGCAATTTCCATGAGCTTATTGGTTATCGCCGCGCGCGCTTGGGCCGCATCAAAGGCAAGCATCTGCCCATAGGAGCGCAAGAAGGAAGAAGCAGAAATAGCGACGGGTAGATTGGAGAGCGGGCTGGCTTTCTTGTTCCTGATAGCCTCTTCCAGCAGTTTTGCTTGGCGCTCCTCGTCACCCTTGGCTACTTCTATAGGCGCACCCATGGCCTCAAGCAGGTCAGCAGTATCTGCTGCCACCTGTAGCTCCTCAACGAAAGTAGTGGGTTTGGCGTCGGCCATGTCATATGGCCGCTTCCTGTCTTTGGTCGGCGTAATCTTAACAGAAGCCATGGGGTGCAGCGTCCGGTTTGGGGGAAGCAGAACCGTCCAAATATCAAAGAAGGTGTAACCGCACAACCCCCCTAGTCTTTATGGGTATGCCCACGCTCTATATATGTTTTCTTGCGGTGGCAGTTGGCGCAGCGGACTTGGCACTTGGCTACTTCGGCGGCGACTATTTTTAACGATGTAGTTTTCTTAGGGGCATCGCTTATGGTAAACAACTTATCCCGCTGATGGTCGAACTCCAGAATAACGGGGTCCGTTTCGCCACAGTCTACGCAGGGGTTGTTCTTTAAGTATTCATGTAACCACACCCGTATCTTCTTGCGTGCGATGGTTGCTCGCTGCATTGAGCGGGCATTAACTGTTTCCTTATTGCTCTCGTAGTGTTTTCGGCTAGCGATACGCTGCCTCTCTGGGTCCTTGTAAGGCATAGAGAAGTGACCCCCCCAGTGTGCTTCACTACTCAGTCGATCAAGCTTTTCGCATCGAGAGGCCGGGGGAGTTCTATACATTATATACCGGGTAGATTGGGGGACGCAAGGTACCATTGACGGGGGGTGTTTCTGTGTGCGCGAAGCACGCGGTATGTGGCACGGGAATTTAGAAGGGGGTAGGGGGGTCTGCTTTTTGAAACTTTGTGATCTAATGCGCAGATTAGTATGTAATACGGAGCGGAACTTAGCCAGCCTAGTTCGGGGGGTGCCCCCATAGTGGGGCTGAGCTATCGGTAATCGTATCGTTCGCCACCCCCCGCCCCCATGTTTTGCTACATCTCCCCATACGCCAGAGCGAGCGAAGCGAGCGAGATTTTTTCGGGGCCTGCCACTATGCGCCTGCCTCGCGTTTCGGCTCCCTAAGCTGCCGCGTCTCCATGCTGCTCACCTTGGAATTAATTCGATATCCCGATTAGGTGAATAAGCGTGCCACGCCTAATATGAATTATGGGGAAAGGAATCCCCTGCGGCGCGGCGCTCTCCGCGTGTTTGATAAGTAAGGTTACAAGCTACTATGACAAAGGCAACAAACATTCCCGTGCTGCGCTCCGATATGGAAGCGTTCCTTAAGGGTTCGGAAGGCGCGGAAGGCGGGCGCGCGGCGCTGGCTTTAGACCTCGTTGATTATCTCGAAACGCCTGTTGTCTATACCTATGCTGACAGGGACGGGACCGAGTATAGGGATGATTTTGCAGTGCGTGATATCGTCATGAACAAGCCCCGCAATGATGACGGTTCGGAAAGCAAAACGGTGCAGGGCCATCGTCGTGAGGCGCTGCTTATCAACGTGTTCGGGTTTGAGAGCTATGCTATCCCGCAGCGTATGCGGACGGCGATTGATAAGCTCATCCCGGAAGCCATCGCCATCCGCCATTTTTATGGGCGTTATTTTGATGGTTCGCTGTCCGTTCGTATGGTCAAGGTTCCCGGTGATCTCGCCAAGACTAGCAAGCGGGTGATCGGCGGGATTGCGGCGGTTGATATGTTTCCGCTGCTCGATGGTGAGGAAAAGCTGACGGCTCTGGCAAAGAAATCCCTGCGTATGTTCCCGGCCATCTTCCGGGCGCACAACAAGCGGGATGCGAAGGATGACGCAGAGCTCGAGGCATTCATGCTGGCCTTCCAAGTCGAGGCGGACGGTCGCACCTCTTCCTTGTTCGATGGGGCCAAGGCACTCACCTCGGCGCAATGGCTTGACAAGCTGGTTGCTCGGGCTCGCGCTGCTGGGGTTCTGCCTCCGCTCGCCAGTCGGGATACCAAGGGCAAGGTCGACAAGGGCGATGACCTCAAGTCTGCATCGGCGCTGGTCCTGTCCAGTCTCGATACGGTGCTGGGCTCGGATGAAAGCGGCGTCACTTTCTCGCCTGAGATTGAAACGGTGCTTGATGCGGTTGCTGAACGGTGGGCTGCCTATCGCTCGGCGTTCCCGCGCATGCTGCTTGATCTGTGATCCACTAGGGACGGCCTTCGGGCCGTCCCGCTTTCCAAGGGAAATAGCCATGCAAGTAATTGGTCGTTCGCTCGGCTCTGACGGGTCGTCTATGTATGCAACGGTGGTGGGTGATTTCTTCCTTTACCCATCCGGGCCTGAATGGGTTTGCATCTGGGAGCCTACCGTTCAGTCGCATCGGTTCAATGATATGGTCGCGCGGTTGCCTTCGCGCCGCGCTGCGGTCGATTGGATAGAATCGGCTCTATCTTTCGCGTGATCTCCTCGCCCCGCTCGGCTCTGGCCGGGCGGGGTTTTTTCGCGCCCGCGCGCGAAGCGCGCCCGAACCGGCGAAGCCGGTTCCTCTTATCAAACTAACTCCAGCCGTAGGCTGTCCATCTAGTGTGATAGATGTTGTGACAGTTAGTGATGATAGTTGTTATGACAGTTAGTGATGATAGTTGTTATGACAGTTCTTGCCGCATGGCGGAGGCGGCGAGCGAGTGCACGGCGGAGGCGGCGAGCGAGTGCACGGCGGAGGCGGCGAGCGAGTGCACGGCGGAGGCGGCGAGCGAGTGCACGGCGGAGGCGGCGAGCGAGTGCACGGCGGAGGCGGCGAGCGAGTGCACGGTGAGCAGTTGCTAACGCTGATTAGTGAGCCACGAAATACTAGACTGGCGCTCCAGTCCGACATCCCTTCGGGCAGTCGTGACTGCTTGCAGTCTACCCAACTTTTCCGGTTTGTCAAGCCCCAACGCCGTTCATGATGGAGCATACCTTTTATGAACGAACATCGGCAATGTAAGAAAATCAGGGCTTTGTAAGAGAAAATTAGGGGGTATTGTAAGACATCTTACGTAACGATTTCAATAACTTAACCCTATTGTAATAATGTAAGATTGGTTTTTGACGAAAAGCGGAAAAGCAAGTCTTCTCGCAGATGCGCAGCGCGCCATAACCAGAAATAAGGAAATCGTTCAAATTCGGAAAATACGTTCTTACGTTCTTACATTATATTATATTTATATATATCTATCTATCTAACCCGCGCATTTCTGCGCCTCACAGCCCAAAACCTATTGTAAGAAACACCCTGCCAATTTCCTTACATTACCCCCCTTTTTTCTTACATTCTTACATTGCCCCCGTTACCTCAAACGGACCCAGCTTGACCTAAGCACCATAATGTGCTACGTTATAAGGACAATGAGAAGTCAGAAAGGAGCAAACAATGTTCTGCGCTAACTGCGGGGACGACATATCCAGCGGGCGCTGTAACCTCGGTTATCAAACCTGCCTGTCATGCGGCGACAAGCAAGCGCGTAAGATCAAGCGCTGCGTCGTCCCGCTGAACAAGTCCAACTACGTGCTTATCACTAACCTGATAGAGCTAACCCAACTCAACCCGAAGAGGACCTAACGATGAACAAGCCAACCAAGACTAAGCCCGCGCGCTTCGCCCCGAACGAGCGGTATAACCTCGAAAGAGACGTCAAGGTAAACAAGATGCTGCTCAACGCGGGCATCATATACGATGAGTTTGTCAACGAGGAGGACCGCGCCTCGGCCCGCCGCGCCCGCAATATGCTCAATGCCCTGTTCGAGGAGAAGTAAGATGACTGAGGAAGAATTGCTGGCGGGCATAGCCGCCATGACCAACTACAAAGAGACGCGTGACCGGCTGGAGCAGGAGATGCGCGAGCAGATGCCTTGGCTGGCACAGAAGATATTAGCCGACATGAAGGAGGACCAAGACCATGGTTAAGTTCTACCACTACGTGCACAGCTTCTACGGGAGCGACGGCCTCTACCCTATGGGCGCAACAGTGCACGACATCATAGCTGCTACTAAACTACACGTAGAGGCAGCGGGTGCTGCCTTCGAGGGCGACAGCATGGACCGCGAGGACGTGCGCGACATACTCATCAAGGACTTCGGCTACGTTTGGCCGGGGCACACTGTTAGTGCGGGAGAGTGGTGATGACGCAGGTATTTACAGTTATGGGGTGGGTTAGGGATTACCCTAACTACCTATACGCATTCACGGACCCCGACGAGGCCATGCAGTTTGTCGAGTGGGCACAAGAACACGACGACGATGTAGACCGCTGGGAAATCATTACTGAGACTGTGCGCAGTGCGAGGCAGACCTACGATACCCATCGCAAGTGGGTGGAGGAGAAGTAAGGTGGGCATTATGATCTGCCGGTGGACCGACGCCACCTCGGGTAAAGACATCGTAGCGTGGCACGCTTTAGATAGCCCCCAATATACCCCGCACCATGCTTTAAGCGCTTTCCTCTGCGACGGCGTGCGGATGGAGATATTGGAGACCTGCCACCATACCCACCGTAGTCGGTACAGGCGCTGCGCCTACTGGCGCGAGATACTGAAGGAGCAAAGCTAATGACATCCAAGAAAGACTGCGCCGCGCTGCTGCGTCGGTATGACGATATGAAAATCAAACTCATGGTGCTTGAGCACCAACTCAACAGCGCCTGTGCCGACTACGGTAAGACGAGAGAGCTCAACCGGACGTGGGGCTTCACCAAGGACATGCTGCGTAGCGAACTGAAGCTAGAGAAGGGCGGCTAGGACCCCCACCAAACCACTAACCAAACCAACCAGAAGTAGGCAAAGCCTACTCACGAAGGAGCAAGCTAATGTCAGTTATCAATCAGAACTATATGGTCAGCCTCGAAGAAGCAGCGCAGCTTACCGCTCACCTGCCAGAGGTAACGCACGAGTGGGTGTCCGAGCCCGGCTGCGGCAAGACTACCGTTGCCACTACTCGCGTAGCGGAGATTGCGGGTATCTCGCGCGTTGCACTTATCGACTGCGCGAGCATGGAGCTTGGCGATGGCGGTCTGCCGTGGGTCAACCACGAGAACAAGACGTCGGGCTTCTACCCTAACGAGCGTTTCGAACTGCACAGTGGTGAGCCGGTGCTTATCGTGCTGGACGAGTTCTCCAAGGCACCGCAGCCCACACAGAACATGCTCCAGCCGCTCATCGAGACGCACAAGCGGCGCTTCTACAACATCCCCCTGCACAAGAACTCCATCGTCGCCATGACTGGCAACCGCTCGACAGACGGAGTGGGCGACAGCCTGCTTGGGCATACCAAGAACCGCAGGTCCAAGCTCTACGTGCGTAAGTCCACGTCCTCCGAGTGGATTCAGAACTACGCTATCCCCAAGGGCCTGAACGGGGGCCTCATTGCCTTCGTGCACGAGAACCCGCGTGTGATGGCAAGCTACCTCGAACCCGACCAAGCCGAGAACCCCTACATCTTCCAACCCACACAGGTGCAGGATGCTTACGCCTCACCGCGTAGTCTTGGGCAGGCAAGCCACATCATCGACCGGCGTCACCTGTTCACACACAATGCGGCGATGGCCGACCTCGCAGGTTGCGTAGGCTTGGCTACTGCTAACGACCTAGAGGCATTCGTCAGGTATCAGGACGAGCTTCCCTCGCGCGACAGCATCATCGACGACCCCAAGACTGCCCGGCTGCCCGACTCCGGTGCTGCTTGCTACGTGCTGGTGTTCAATCTGGTTACGATGGCAGACGAGAGCAACATCAACTCTATCTTCACCTACATCAACCGCCTCAACGTGGAGTTCCAGTCGGTGTTCTGTCTGCAGATTGCCAAGAACAAGGAAAAGCAGCGCGTTGCCTTCCGCAACCAGATGTTCCGCGACTGGCTGCTGGCTAACGAGGACCTGCTGTAATGGACGACGAGGAAGAAACAGTCGAGTCACTGGCCGAGGCAATGCAAGGCATCTTCCACGTGCTCGAAGCCCACGCGGGGCTGCTCGTGCATATCATGCGCACACTGGAGGGGCTGGGGGTTAGGTTCGACCGCAACCACACCACGCCCGATACCAAACACTAACCAGAAGGAGCATATTATGACTACCGTAATAGACATAAACAGCGCCGAGCGCGTGCTAGAGCGCGTCAGGATCAACCTCAGGCGGCGTGACAAGTTCGCTATTTTCTCCGGCATCCTGTCCGTGGGTGTCAGCGAGGTGGTGGAGGATGACGAGTGCCCTACCGCTTGCACCGACGGACGTAACGAGAAGTATGGGCGGGGCTTCATCGAGAGCCTACCCGACGAGAAGATGGTTGCGTTCGTGGTGCTGCACGAAGCGGGTGGGCACAAGATGGCACAAGACCTGTCGATCTACAAAGCGCTGTTCAAGATCGACCCGCGACTCGCTAACGCTGCTTGCGACTACCGTATTAACCAGATGCTGGTAGACCTCGACCCCGGCGAGCAGTTCATCGCCTTCCCCCGCAAACCAGACGGCACCCGCATCGGGCTGCTCGAACCTAAGTATAAGGGCTGGACGACCAAGGAGATATTCGACGACCTGCGTAAGCAGAAGGAGGAGAACGGCAGCGAGCCGGGGGACAACTTCGACGAGCATGACTGGAGCGCGGGGGATCAACTATCACAGGCGGAGAAGCAGGAACTTGAGCAGGAGATCGAGCGGGCAATCGCCCAAGGCAAGATCGCCCAAGAACGTGCGCTCAAAGCGGGCACTGGCAGCAACAACCTGCCGCTCAGCCTGACTGAGCTACTCAAGCCCAAGGTAGACTGGCGGGCGCAGCTGGCGGAATACGTGCGCAGCACATGCGTAGCCAAGGAAACCAGCACATGGCGCAAGGCTAACCGGCGATTCATCGGTGAGGGCATCTACATCCCGTCACTCATCGGTGAGCGTATGGGCTGCGTGGCTATCGGCTACGACACATCGGCATCCAACATGTCCCCGGCAGCGGTCAAGGCATGCATGTCCGAGGTCAAAGGCTTGCTCGATAGTGTCAAGCCAGAGGCGACACACCTCATCTACTGGGACACCGAGGTCAAGCGGCACGAAGTCTACACGGACGGTAACCGGGATATGATGCTTACCTCTACCAAGCCAACGGGTGGTGGCGGCACTAACCCAACCTGCATGAGCAAGTTCCTGCGGGAGAACCACATCAAGCCGCAGTGCATCATCATGATAACTGACGGGGAGATCAATGACTGGGGTAACGACTGGGCTGCGCCAATTCTTTGGGTGGTCATCAACAAGCAAGCACATACCGCCCCCGTGGGCAAAACCATTCATGTCAAGGAGGTGTGAGATGAGTAAAGCAGTGATTAGATTAGGCTACGACGACTACGTTGTAGATGCGGACGTAGCTGTAATGCTTGCGCAGACTATCGCTAACGCCGAGAGGTTCAAGCGCCAAGGCTACGGGAAAGACGCTACCTTCAACGTCTGGGATGCTGGAGACAGGCAGTCCATAACCATCGAGTTCATCCCCGACACTATCTACCGCATGGGTAAGGCGGCGGGCGAGCCCGACCGAGACTAACCAACCGACAAAAATAAATCACGCTGCCAGCAGCGTGATAAATACAACAAGGAGCAAACCAATGACCATTACTTCATCATCCGTGCTTACGGAGCTCAACATCTCTGTCTGGACCGGGCAGAAGCTCGACCGCAGCGCAACCGACAAGGTGACTAGTGATAACCACGCAGTGCGTGACGCTGGGCAGTTCAAGAAGAACCTCATGGCTGGCACAGGCGCACGAAAGGATATCGCGGACTATGCGGCAAGCTGCCGCCTGTGGCACAACACCCGGACACTGCCGTGGGCTGACAAAGGTGCGCGCCTGCTGCCAACTAGCTTGTTCCTAGCCTACAAGGACGAAGCTAACTCGCGTCGCGCCTATTTCGATAACATGGTGGACAAGTTCATGGCTAACTACCAGAGCCATGTGCAGACGGCACGGCAGAACCTCGGCGCGTTGTTTGATCCCGCTGACTACCCAAGCGAGGATGAGGCGCGCAGCAAGTTCGGCTTCCGCCTTGTGTTCTCTCCGGTGCCTGAGTCCGGTGACTTCCGTCTCGACCTGCCCAAGCAGGACATGGAGGAGATGGCGCGGAGCTACGAGCATGCGTTCAATGACCGCCTCCAAGATGCGATGCGCACCCCGTGGGAGCAGCTGCACAGGCTGCTGGCTACTATGTCTACCAAGCTCACGGCAAGCGATGACGATGAGAAGAAGCGCTGGCACGACACGTTCCTGACTAATGCGCAGGACATGTGCGCGATGCTGACACACCTCAACATCACCAAGGATGCGAAGCTGGAGCAGGCTAGGCTGGACCTTGAACGTGCGCTCGTAGGTCTAGACATGGACAACATCAAGCAGGACGCCGACACCCGCGAGGACGTCAAGGCCAAGCTCGATGCGATCCTGAGCGCCAACTCATGGTGAGCGAAGTGATAAATATTGAGCGGCTAGGTAAAGCCCCCGGCAACATAAAGGAGTTCTACCGAGTAGAGTATGTATTCTCACGGTGGCGGCCCAACGTACCTACCTACCGTTACGTTATAGCTACCGACGAGCTAGGGGCCTACGCCGAGTTCATGAAGCAAGAGCGGCAAGAACATCCAGTAGTGTTCGAAACTATACGCAACCAGAAGGAGCAAAGCGATGTTTGACCATAAAAACTACGACTACATAACTATGCACCTACCAAATGTCATGGCTGAAGTAAGGAAGGGGCGGGTAGTAACTACTGGCGAGATAGGCGTAAGCAAGAATATCGAGCCGCTACTCGACGCGCTGCTCAAGAAGTTCCCTAATTGGAAGTTCGTCGGGGATATGCCGTATGCCTCGCAGCATAACGCCACAACTCCCCAAACATTCCGTATGTACGAGAGCGGGGAGGACCTTGGCTCTATATCTTTCTCTCATCACTACAAGCACGGCGGGCAATACGTAGTTAGGAACAAGCGCATCGCCAACCAGCGGCAGCGGGGGTGGGAGACCCGAACCAAGGACCTGAAGAAGGCCGTCCGCCTAGTGGTGGATAATTTCGGTGCCAAGACCATGCACGAGCTTGTCGAAGAGAGCCGCAACGTAGTGTCCAGCGCTATGAGTGCGGCGATGGAACGACCGCGCCGCAACTTCAGTAGAGACTGGAGTGAAATCGAGGCGTTTGCCAAGCAATACATAGCTACCCATTGGGAGGAGTTTAAGCCCAAGATTGCTGCGTCTGGTAGTGGTATTCAGGTGGACGACTTCAAGGCAACGTATGTTGCGTACCAAGAAGTTAGTCAGTTGAGCGAAGCGTTCCGTCTCGACGGTTTGATCGTTACCATTAAAGACGCGAGCTACGCGCTCAGGCGGGGAAACAACGATGCGGTTATCGTTACGAGCGCCACCCTACCAAACGACGTCAAAACCAAGCTGGGCATGCTCAAGCTGCTGGACGATGGCGAGTTCGTGCCGGGTGTCGGCATCAAGGCGAACGACAGCACCTACTTTGTTATGGATTAAGCTGATGGATAGACCGATAACGACATTGGAAAAGGAGCTCCGGGCATGGCCCGGAGTTACCTATGAGGTGGCAGCCAACCGACCGCACGACAGGCTGTATGTAGAATACGGCGGGCAACGGCGCTTCTTGCCTTTTAGTAGCACACCAGTAGGGCGTCGTGGTATGTTAAATAAGGTGTCGCAGTTGCGCCGCCTACTGCACGAACTAGGAGCCAAGAAAAATGACTGATGAAACCAAACCCAAGAAGCGCGGGCGACTCACTACGGGCGATGCGATGGTGTCCGTCCACCTGCGGATTCCTACGGATATATTTGATTACTATAAAAACTTCTCGGCTTACTCAGTAGCCATGCGAGAAGCGCTACGCGAGTATATGAAGGAGCATGCTTGATCCCGGAATCGGGCTAGCCCGGCTAGCCCGATTTCTTTTTGCCCTTGACATTGTCTAGCGGCACATTGATAACCACGAACAAAGGAGCAAACCGGTGACAAACCCGCACTACCACGAGAAGACTAAGGTCGAACTCGACACCGAGCTACACATGAAGATGGGCAGCCGACGCCTACTCGAACGGCTGTGGAATAAGCACCCCCGGATCATCCAGCTGCTGACCAGAAAGAACGGAGACGGCAATGGCCGTTGACTTAACCGCTGCTCAGGTGTATACCTGATACATGGACAAGGAAAAGTATGAACGTTGGTGGGCAGCACGATATAAGCATGGTGGGTATGTAGGCGGGAAAGAACTGCCCGAGCATTACACGTGGCGCACGATGCATGCCCGTTGCAACAACCCGAACCAAAAAAACTATATTTATTATGGGGGGAGAGGTATCACCGTGTGTGAACGGTGGATGACGTATGAAAACTTTCTTGCGGATATGGGTCCGCGCCCCTCGAATACGCATAGCCTAGATCGCGTCGATAATAATCGAGGTTATGATCCTGAGAATTGCCAGTGGGCTACTCGTAGTCAACAGCAAAGGAATAAGAGGGCAACCCGGATATACACCAACGGAGTATTCGAGGGGACTTTAGTAGAGTGCGCTACATATTTAGGCATGAGCAAAGAGCTTGCACACTACCATTGGAAGCACAACGGAACATTTGAGAAAGGCGTATCATGGCGCGAACTCCCGAAGGCGCTGTAAAACAGAAGGTGGTGGGCATTCTGAAGGAGGAGGGAGTATACTACTTCTTTCCAGCTACGCACGGATACGGACGTAGTGGTGTGCCTGACATCGTGTGCTGCGTAGGCGGTGCCTTCCTCGGGATCGAGGTCAAGGCTGGGAAGAACAAGCCGACCGCACTGCAGACAAGGGAGCTCGAAGCTATCCGCCGCTGTGGGGGCGTGGCCGTCATCGCTAACGAAGAGAACTGGGACATGATCCGCCCGCTGGTGAGACAACTGTCATCAAAAGGAGCAACGTGATGCAGCCCGGACAATTTTTCACCGAATATCTGGACAGCCTACCAAAGCTGAAAAAACTGATCCATCCTGCAGACTATATGATTGCCGAAGCTACGGCGGCACGAGTGCGCGAAAGCGGTATCGTGTTCGTATTGCCGGAGGGTGGTATTCTGACGGACAGGAACCTCAAATCGTTCAGCGGCGACTCGCTAAGACCGCCATACAAGTATGTGGTATTAGAGTATGCAGAAGTACCGGGAGAAACCCCCGAAGGACAAACTGCTTGCCCCAAGCGTATCGTTATTGCCATCGACATGGGGACGCACGTAAACATCCTACCGTGCCTTTTTAATGAAAAAGAAAACCGGTGGGTTCCGCACATCTATATGGGTACTTTCAATTATAATGACCCAAATATCTTCTATGTGAAGGACGGTTTAGCACATGTGCGCGTGAAATATGACGTATGCTTACCCAAAATCTTTGAGGCGATACGCTGGAAGTGGGCAGGGACGGCAGAAGCGTTGACGCAACAAATTGCGGCTGATCTACGCGACGAAATGAACGCTTACATCGACTTCTGTTACGTACTTCACAGTAATGAAGTTGTTTTCGACGACATCGAACCTGACAAAGCCAAGAACCGCTTCCGCCGTACGCGAGGTAAGGCTCCGCTGTTCACTTACAAGGTGCTAACCATAGGTAGGAAAAAGCGGAAGTCTCAGCTCTTGGGTGGCACCCATGCGTCACCGCGCAGCCATCTGCGTCGTGGATATTACCGTACGAGCAAGCATGGTGTGCGTCACTGGGTGCAGCCGTGCATGGTCAAGGGCGAGACGGACGGGTTCGTACACAAAGATTACAGAGTTGTAGCTGCGTAGGAGCGAACAGAATGAACGAAGGTGTGCAGCTGCTGCTCAAGCGGATGGAGAGCCACCCTGAGGAGTTTTACGAAAACGGAAGGTGGGAGCACATCATGCGCCAAGTACGGGCGCGGGTAGGCGGTAATAAAGAAACCACAAACGGTATGGACTTGCCATTCCTCAGCGATGAAGAGGTATCGCTTCTGTATGATAAGTGGGTGTCTCTCCAAGGACCGATGTTCACCGATTCAGTTATGCGCACCATCCTACTGGAAGAGGCTGCGGAAGAGTGGGAGCCTGTAGAGAAGGTTGGTACGGTCCGCCGCACTGCTCCGGGAGTCGCAGCTACTACCGACAAGATTTCGCGTTTGAACGCTGTCTCAGACCTATTTGCGTCTGGTCGGGTATGGGCACCTGCCACTCGCTGGCCATAGTTAGAAGCCGCGCAAACATAGCTAAGGGAGGCAAGTAGATCATGGATATTATTACCATTGATTTTGAGACTTACTACGACCTGCAGTATTCTCTCTCCAAAGTTACTACTGAGGAATATATTCGCCACGAACTGTTCGAGGTGATCGGCGTAGCTGTTAAGGTTAACGACGGCGAGACCCAGTGGTTCAGTGGTCCGAAGGCTGCAACTAAGAAGTGGCTTGCTCAGTTTGACTGGGATAATTCCATCGCTGTCGCGCACAATGCTATGTTCGATATGGCGATCCTGAGTTGGCACTTTGATATTCAGCCCAAGCGGATTGCAGATACTCTGTCGATGGCGCGGGCGCTGCTGGGCACCGAAGGGATTAGCCTTAGCCTCAAGAGCCTTGCGGAGTACTTCCAGCTAGGTGCCAAGGGGACTGAGGTCTTGAACGCTCTCGGTAAGGGGCGTATTGATTTCTCACCGGAGGACCTCGCCCGCTATGGGGAGTACTGCATCAACGATGTTGAGCTTACCTACGAGTTGTTCAAGTTGCTGGCCGACGGCTTCCCCATGTTGGAGTTGCGGCTCATCGACCTGACGATCCGGATGTTTACCGAACCCGTCCTTACCCTCGACAAGCAAGCTCTGACCGACCACCTCTCCGAGGTGCAGCGCAAGAAGAATGACCTGCTGGGTAAGGCGCTCATCTCCAAGGACCAGCTTATGTCCAACGGTCAGTTGGCACAGGTCCTGACCGACCTAGGCGTGACACCCCCTACGAAGATTAGCCCTACTACGGGTAAAACTACATACGCGTTCGCCAAGACGGACGAAGCATTCAGGGCGCTGCTAGAGCATGAGGACTTCCCTGTTCAGGCCGTTGTGGCGGCCCGCTTAGGCGTTAAGTCTACGCTAGAAGAGACAAGGACCGAAAGGTTCCTAAAGATTGCCGAGCGCGGCAATCTCCCCGTGCCCCTACGCTACTACGCTGCCCATACTGGGCGGTGGGGTGGGGATGATAAGGTCAACCTTCAAAATCTACCCCGCAAGTCGCCCCTAAAGAAGGCAATGCGCGCACCAGACGGGTACTTGCTGATCGACTGCGATAGCAGCCAGATTGAAGCCCGCACCCTTGCGTGGCTGGCGGGGCAACGCGACCTCGTCAGGGCATTCGACCGAGGCGAGGATGTCTATAAGATCATGGCGTCCGCTATATACGGTAAGCCAGCAGAAGAGATCACAGAACAAGAACGATTTGTCGGTAAGACCACCATCCTAGGCGCAGGGTATGGCATGGGTGCTGCCAAGTTCAAGGCGCAGCTGAAGAACTTCGGTGTCGAAATGGAGCTCAAGGAGTGTGAACGTATCATATACGTTTACCGTGAGACTTATCCTATGATCCCGAGGCTGTGGTCACAGGCCCAAACAGCACTTAGTGAGATGGTCCGTAGCGGGGCCAAACCTATTGGGCTTGCGGGTGTCCTGTCGGTTAGCCCTAGCGGCGTAAAGCTGCCTAATGGTTTGTGGATCAAGTATCCGGGGCTACGACTGCACACCGATGAGAAGACTGGCAGGGAGGAAATGGTCTACACCACCCGGAAAGGCAAAGCCTCTACCCCTAACAGGATATACGGCGGCAAGATGGTCGAGAACATTTGCCAAGCCTTGGCCCGCATCGTCATGGGCGAGCAGATGCTGATGATCGCGAGGCGCTACAAGGTTGTGATGACCGTGCATGACGCTGTCGGTGCGCTGGTCAGGGCCGAAGAAGCCGGTGAGGGTCGAGCCTTCATCGAGCAGTGCATGCGCGTCCGCCCCAAGTGGGCGCTGGGTTTGCCATTGAACTGCGAGAGCAAGGTAGGGAAGAGCTATGGCGGTTAACGCAAAGCTACTCGAAACAGCACGGCGGAATGTAGCTGAGCGCTACACTGCGGTGTACCACAAGAATGCCATCCTTAGCGGCGAATGGGATACCGGTAGTCTCGTGAAGGACGAAGTCGCACGGCTGCTGCGGGAGCCACCGCTGGCAAACGAAGAGGGAGAAGAAGTATGATGATCGAAGTTAACCCTGAGGGGCTGATGGTGTTTGATGATTACCTTTGGTCGCCTAGCCCGCGAGACATCCTCCACCGCCCAAAGATAGCTATCGACGCTTTCGTTAACATCTTTGCCGAAGAAGTAGAGATCGCCCACGTTGGGTATCAACTCGTAGTACGCAAGAAGGGAGAATAGAAATGATTGACATCACAAGTGTAACCGCAGGGTTGTTCGTCGGCTCATGCTTTGGTTTTCTCGTTGCGGCAGTAGTTAACTCCGGGAAAATTATGGACCTCATAGCGGAAAACGAGCAGCTTAGCCGCGAGCTTAGTAGACTCACTGACCGCGATGCCCACGGGCGCTTTGTCAAGCGAAGCAGCGGAGAAGCTCTGTGAGGGTAAGCAGACCGAGATACGATTGGACCCCGGAGATGGAGCAAACCCTTATGACTAAGCGAGCAGACGGAATGCGTTTCGCGGACATCGCCCCCGAGATCGGCGTGTCTACAGCGGCTGCCGAGACCCGGCACCGCAAGCTAAGGAGTATTCGGAATGGATGATGATCTTGTGAAGCGGTTGCGGGATGATTTGCCCGGAAAGCTAGTGGAAAAGCACTGGGTGACGGATTGGGATGCCATTGAAGCAACCTACACCGAGGCCGCCGACCGCATCGAAGCCCTATGCCAAGAGGTCCAAGAACTAATGGACGAACTGGCATACCACGGAGTTTACCCGAAATGACCGAGGAGTTTAAGGTTAAGACCGAGCGACCCAAGATCATGATCGCCACTCCTATGTACGGCGGTATGTGCACGGGTATGTATGTGCTGGGCTTGCTCACCACCATGAACAAGATGCGGGAGCTTGGGGTAGAGGTGCGCTGGGCGCACATGACCAACGAGAGCCTGATTACCCGCGCCCGGAACGAGTTGGCCCGCACCTTTCTCGCAACAGACTGCAGCCACCTCATGTTTATCGACGCGGATATTGGCTTCGACGGGGAGGCTCTGGCTCACTTGCTAGCCGTAGATGATGACATCGTGTGCGGTATCTACCCCAAGAAGGAAGTGAACTGGGACAGCATCAAACGCGCGGTAGCCGCTGGCAAGGAAGACCTGCACGACTACGGCGGTGCCTTTGTGTTCAACATGGTTGGCGAAGCCCACGTAGAAACGGACGAGCGCGGCGTCATCGAAGTGCGCCACGGCGGCACGGGCTTCATGCTTATCAAGCGGGGGGTATTTGACTTCCTTGAGCCGCACGTACCGACCTACCGGGTATCCTCGTTCATCAAGCCAGACGGCGAATACGAGAAGCCCTTGACACACGAGTTCTTCGCTACCAGCATCGACGAAAGTGGAGCGCTGCTATCAGAGGACTACCACTTCTGTGAGCTATTCAGGAAGCACGGGGGGAAGATTTACGCCCACCCCTTTGTGAAACTGGATCACGTTGGGACGTATGTCTACAACGGTGACATACTAAAATCGGGCGGTAACTTGAAGTGAAGATTAAAAGGTTTGAGCGTGGGTATACCATGTTCGTAACTGAGCATGAGTACGCAACAATGCAGCGTGTGTTTTCATGTTTCGATATTACCAAAGAGTGGCCTCATATGAGTACGGGCGAACGTCGGTCGTGGTCGAGGCGCATTCGCGGTGGTGACTACTTGCGTATCGATAAAGATACGCGGGCCTATAACTAGTAAGGAGCAAACAATGCCTAAGAAGACCAAAACCAACAAAGCCAAGACCATTATGAACCTGATTGAGCAGTACCCCACGTGGAGCATTGCCGACATTGCCAAGAAGGTAAACGCTACTGCGAGCTACGTGTACAAAATCCGCAAGGATTGGCTCGATGCTTTCGCCCTGACGGCTGATATGGAAGAACCGGCAACAGACATGAACGACCTCTTCTACTCGATGTCGCAGGGAACGGGCGGGGAACCCGCAGCAGACCCGGTCAACTCACCCCCGCACTACACGGGCGGTGGGATCGAGACCATCGACTATATTCAAGCCAAGCTGTCGGAGGAAGAGTTTCGTGGCTACTGCTTGGGGAACTCGATCAAGTACTTGTCTCGCGCCGGTAAGAAGGGCGACGCTACGACTGACCTGAAGAAGGCGCAGTGGTATATAGAGAGGGTTGCACAAGCGTGAACCAGAGGCAGCACGAGATTGAACGCGCGCAAGCGCAGCTTCGTGAAAAAGACGATGCGGTGATTGAGCAGAAGAAATGTGCTGCCGAACAAGCTCGTGCTGAACGAGTGAACGCGCTACTCGATGAGGAGCAGCGCAAGTATGGGCTGAAGCGACGGGGTATACCTCTGTCGCGGATGCCTGTGTAGGAGCAAACAACAATGATCGACATCGCTAGCGCCATCGAAGCAGGGGAGCATCTGAAGGGACCGATTGGAAGCCACCTTGCGCGCCTTCGCTGAATACGCCAGTGATAGCTGGGTACGTGCGGAAGCCCAAGAGACCCTAGGAGAATAACGTGGTTGCGTGGTCCTACTCCTCGATCAAGACCTTCGATCAGTGCCCTAAAAAGTACTTTCACTTGAAGGTTGCCAAGGATGTGCAGGACACTCCGGGGTTTGAGGCCATTTACGGTACGCAGGTACACAAAGCAGCCGAGGACTACATCAAAGATGGCACCCCCGTTCCGCCAAAATATAGCGTTGTCAAGGAAACCGTCGAGGCCCTAGAGTTGTTCCCCGGCGCGAAGCACACCGAGCTTAGACTAGGTGTCAGCAAGACGGATACTGGCTACGAACCTACTACCTTCTTCGGCAAGAACGTGTGGTGGCGGGGTATCGTGGACTTGTTGGTTATCGATGGCGCTCGTGCTTGGATGGTTGACTACAAGACCGGCAAGAACGCTAAGTATGCCGACATGAAGCAGCTGGACCTGATGGCCGGTGCCATCTTCGTGCATTACCCCGAGATCGAGACCATCAAGTCTGGACTTGCTTACGTAGTCAGTAACGAGTTCCCCAAGAAGACCCACCACAAAGAGCACTTAGAAGCCTACCTCAGCGTGTTCGACCCTCAGCTTGAGCAGTTGGAAGCGGCGCTGGATAATGGTATATGGAACGCCAAGACCAGCCCGCTGTGTGGGTGGTGTCCAGTTAAATCGTGCGAGCACTGGAAGCCCCGGAGGAACTGATGGCGAGAGACTACAAGAAGGAAGCCAAGTACGAGGCCCAGCCTGAGCAGATAGCTAACCGGGTTGCTCGTAACAAAGCGCGGCGCAAGCTTATGCGCGAGGGGAAAGTCCACAAGGGCGACGGCAAGGACGTAGCCCACAAGGTCGCTTTCGATAAGGGCGGCAGCAGTAAGCAGGGCGTGACTGTGCAGAGCGCGTCTCAGAACCGGTCGTTCAAACGGGATAGCAAAGGCAACCTAGTCTCAGAAACCAGCAAGCGGGAACGCAAGAAAAAATAACCCGCACAAGGAGCAAACTGTGCAGATCATAGACAACAAAGTGCTGCTCTTCCACGCAGACAAAACCCGAGCCGTTACTGACGTAATTGAAAAGAGCGCTGTTGTTGACGACAAGGTAGCTGTGCACTGGGGGCTTACAGAGGCCAAAGCGTTAATTGCGTTGGGTATACCTGATGTTCCGTCACCAATACTGCGCGACTACCAGTGGACAGGCAAGCACTTGCCTTTTGAGCACCAAAAAACAACGGCTTCGTTCCTCTCTATTCGCGACAAGGCTTTCTGCTTCAACGAGCAGGGTACGGGTAAGACCGCCAGCGTTATCTGGTCTGTTGATTACCTCATGAAGCTGGGCAGGATTAGGCGCGTCCTCGTGCTGTGTCCGTTGTCGATCATGAAGTCAGCGTGGCAACAGGACCTGTTCAAGTTTGCTATGCACCGCAGCTGCAGCGTGGCGCACGGGGATGCTAAGCAGCGCGCCAAAATCATTCAGGCAGGCTCCGACTTCGTGATTCTCAACTTCGACGGGCTGGCTATCGTCAAGGACGAGATTATCAACGGCGGTTTCGACTTGATCGTCGTGGACGAGGCTAACGCCTACAAGAACCCACAGACCAATCGGTGGAAGGTACTCCGCGAAGTCACCAAGCACGTACCGATGCTCTGGATGATGACGGGTACGCCAGCCGCGCAGTCTCCGCTCGATGCATATGGTCTAGCTAAACTCGTCAGCCCCGACGCAGCAGGCATGTACTACGGGGAGTTTCGATCTACTGTCATGATGAAAG